GCTAAGTGATAGCGATAGACGGGGGTTGATTCCCCCGTCTTTTTCTTTGGTGATTCAAATGCAATTGGTATGGGACAATAGTGGCGATACGCTATCAATAATTCCACACAACTCTCAGCTGATAGAATACTGGCTAGGCGAGCTTGCTGACGACGGTATAACCAGTTTCGAGCACAATGGTCATGTCCCCCATTACAGGCTAGACAAGTTTTCACAATATGTCCGCGAAGTGAACCAATATCTCCGCAAGTTTGATCTGCAATTACCTGAACATGAGGATTGGCTAGACCAAGACAATCTGAACGACATACATCGTACCTATGTGAAACATCAGCAGGGGCGCAACATAGTAGAACTCATGCGCAGGATCGGCGGTGAAGAGGCTGTGCATCTCTATAGGCAGGTCAATCAGATCATCCACGAAACAGAGCGCACTGTGCAATACTACTACACAGGTTCCAAGCATTGGAGTTGTCCTAATCCATACGGCACAGACATACTGGAATTTGGAAGATGGCAGGTAGAATTGCATTACGAAAGCCTAGGCAGAGCGACCTATGAAAAATGGATCAACTACGACAACAACTTTGTTGATGTTGATACAGATGATTTCGCTCATCTAGGTTCCAGGTTGCAGTTTAACATTGGTCGCCCATTGCGCATGTCGCCCCCGGAAGACTATCTGATAGCCTGCGCAGGTGCAGGATGCAAGCCCGCAGGTGAAGTGTTGCCTATCGGCAACTTCCATCATCCTATCGGAACAATACGAACATTGTTCCATAGGAACACAGGATCGTTGACACTACATACATGAATCTGTTATTATATTTTGAAAGAGGAAAACCATCATGGCTAAACCATTTGACGTAAGCAAGTTTCGTAAAAACATAACCAAGAGCATTGACGGCATCTCGGTTGGATTTCGTGATCCAGACACCTGGATCAGCACAGGCAACTACACACTAAACTATCTCATCTCAGGAGACTTCCACAAAGGTATTCCAATGGGCAAAGTCACTGTGTTTGCAGGTGAATCAGGTTCGGGCAAGAGCTTTATCTGTTCGGGTAACTTGATACGTAACGCACAGGAGCAGGGCATCTATCCTATCCTGGTTGATACAGAAAATGCGCTGGATGAAGACTGGCTCAAAGCACTGGGCGTTGACACCAGCGAAGACAAATTGCTCAAGCTCAACGTTGCCATGATCGACGATGTGGCTAAACTGATCAGTGACTTTGTGAAAGAATACAAAACCATCCCCGAAGGTGAACGTCCCAAGGTACTGTTCATCCTTGACTCGTTGGGCATGATGCTCACACCCACTGACGTCAATCAGTTTGAAGCAGGTGATATGAAAGGTGATCTTGGTCGTAAACCCAAAGCACTCACAGCTCTTGTGAGAAACTGTGTTAACATGTTTGGTGATTTGAATATTGGCATGGTTGCAACCAACCATACCTATGCCAGCCAGGACATGTTTGACCCAGATGACAAAATCAGTGGTGGACAAGGCTTTATCTACGCAAGCTCGATCGTGGTTGCCATGCGCAAGCTCAAGCTCAAAGAAGACGAAGAAGGCAACAAGATCTCAGAAGTGAAAGGTATCCGTGCCGCATGCAAGATCATGAAAACACGCTATGCCAAACCTTTTGAATCAGTGCAAATCAAGATTCCATATGAAACAGGTATGAATCCCTACTCAGGCATGGTAGACATGTTAGAGGGCAAAGGTTTATTGCAAAAAGAAGGTAACAGTCTTAAATACACCTTGGGTGACGGTACTGTTATCAAGCAGTTCCGCAAAGCATGGGAACGCAACGACAACGATACACTTAACAAGGTCATGGAAGACTTTGTTAAAAATCCGCACCATGTTGTAACGACCCAACTTATTGAAGAGGAACCAACCGAATGATAGAAGTGGACATCCTTTCAGACGTGTTTACTGTCCTGAAAGAATATATACCAAGCAAGGATAAACAAGCAGCCGCGGATCATCTGTTTAGTGTGCTGACGGATCTAAACATCACCGAGCGAGATCTAAAAGCGTTCAGCCAGTGCGATAGCCATTTGCAAAAAGCCTGTGCTGAATACTTCCAAGACGACGACATTGACGAAGAATACGACGCCTACGAGGATGATTGATGTGGTATAACCGCATAGTACAAGACCTTGGCAACTTGCCAGACTTCATTCAGTTTTATGAAGCAGAGTTGCTAGCGGCCAAGGCAGACTGCGCTGTGCGGGGCTTGGTAGAAAAAAATCTAACCGGGCTACCTGGCGTGACTGAACACAGATTCAACCAGCTACAAGAAATCGAAGCGGTACTCAATTTCCTCAACATCCAACTGCGCAAGATACGCAAGAAACATTTTCAAAAGTATCTAGAAGCCTACAATCGTGTGCTCACGTCGCGTGATGCAGAAAAATATGTGGACGGTGAGGACGAGGTGATTGACTTTGAAACTATTGTAAACGAAGTAGCATTGTTGCGTAATCGATGGTTAGGTGTGATGAAAGGCCTAGAAAGCAAAAACTTCATGCTAGGGCACGTGGTTAGATTGCGCACTGCTGGTATGGAGGATGTGAGTGTATGATATCTCCCTGGCACGATAAGGCCAAGATATTGTTACATGAATGGGAACTGGTGAAAAACGCCAAAAGCAAAGGCGTCATTGATGCTGTGAACCTACAGATAGAAAGAGATGCGTTGGAAAAATGGGCCAATCATCTCAACTATAACATGCTATGGTGTACCAGCTTGAATGACATAGCTGAAGATTGTTATCAGTTTGAACATCGATTGCATAACTACAAAGATAAGATCATCATTGAGATATTGACACATGGCACGATTTAGCAACCCAGGAATGAGTCATCTGCACAGCAAGTCTGTGTTGACACTCATTGACCAACACGAAGACTTTCTAGACTCTATAGAAACTGTGGCTGACTTTGGTTGCGGTGCTGGCATAGATCTGCAATGGTGGGCAACTCTGGAGACTCATGACGAGACTCCCAAGCCACGCAATCTCACCTGTTACGGAGTTGACATAACAGATCAGCACTGGGGCATTGAGCACGAGCGCATCACTTTCATCAAAGCGGATTTTGAAAAGAAAGTACTACCTCGCAAGGTTGATATCATTTGGTGTCACGATGCTTTCCAGTATGCAACCAATCCACTTAACACACTGAAGCTGTTCAATGAACAGCTGAACACCAATGGTATGCTGTATCTGTGCATACCCATGCATGTGAACAACGTGAACAGTCGATGGAGCATGGAAGGATGGAATCATGAGTACTATTCATGGACACCCTTGAGCCTGATCTATGCATTGGCTGTTAACGGGTTTGACTGTCGAGACGCATACATGTACAAGGCTCCAAGCGATCCTTGGTTGCATGCGGCTGTGTTCAAATCCAATGTTGAACCAATGGATCCTAAAACCACATCATGGCATGACCTCATGAGCCAGGGACTACTGCACGATACAGTGTGTGCCAGCATACAGACATTTGGAAGACCTATCCAGAATCACATAGTGTATCCTTGGTTAGACCACGAAAATCACTATTTCAGCGCATAAGAGATTGACATCTCAACGCAGATTAAATACAATACACATATTGCCCCTATAGCTCAATTGGTAAGAGCACCCGACTCATAATCGGTAGGTTACAGGTTCAAGTCCTGTTGGGGGCACCAGTTTTCTGCCCGTAGCTCAACTGGATAGAGCATGGGACTTCTACTCCCAGGGTTGAGGGTTCAAATCCTTCCGGGCAGGCCAACTTTATGAACACACCAGAACAACTCAGAGACGGAATATTTGCACTGAACACCAGAAGGTTTGGGACTGTGGCTGAGATCATGATCAAAAAGCTCAAAGGTCTTGGCAAGAGCAAAAACATGTTCCACGATCTGTTTGACACAGCCGGCGGCAAACGCATAGAAGTCAAATTCAGCAGGGTGGGACAAAATCTAGACAAGCTCACTGAACACAATCTACTGGAGTGCATACTCAAAGAACAAGGAACGGATCGCCGTGTGAAATTCGCAGACTGGCAGGATCATCAGTTCCTTTGCAACATACAGCAGGTCAAGCGCAGTGAGTTTGATGGGCTGTTTTATGGCATGTTCTTCGACGACTGCATCAAAATCTTCTACATAGAACCCAAAGACATAGATGCCAGCATTGGCTACGGTGATCGACAACACAAGGGCAACGTGGGCGAAGGACAGTTCCATATCACTGAAAAAAATCTGCAACTGCATCTAGATCGCCATCTGGTTAACACGCTGGGATATCAAGAGTTGCTAGAGTTGCTAGGATAAGTATCTAGTATGGAGATCACTGAATTCGACCCAATGCGGCATCATTCCATCGCTTATCCGATGGAAGTGGGCGCACCCAAGTTTGATTTGGTCCCGGTCACCAAGAAAAAAGATATCATGGTCAATGCGGCTCGTATGCATGCACAGCAAGAGTATGATAGGATAATGGAATTGGTGAACGTTCTGCAAAAACAAGCAGAAGAACTCAAATGGCGCTTGGACCTGACTGATCAGGTACATGCCGCTGTGTATCAAATGGAACTCTACCCTGGACAAAAGTACT